CCGCCTCCACCAGCATAAGTAACAGACGAACCAGTTATAGATGAAGCAGTTCCATTACCGCCATTACCGCCACCACTTGAGGACGCATTTGCCCCAACAGCACTAGCGCCTCCACCACCGCCGCCTACTGTATATGTTGTGTTATCTGTACTTCCGCTACCACCGTTACTTCCTTGCGATGGAGATGTAGATGGCGTGTTACCAGAACCCCCTGCGCTGTTACCTCGACCACCGCCGCCAGAGCCGCCATTTCCACCAACTCCGTTTGGAAGTGATTTTCCAAAACCACCGCCATTGCTAGTTATGGTTGAAAAAACAGAATTGCCGCCAACCCCGCCGTCACTTCCACTTACTCCACCCGTGCCGCCAGCACCAACAGTAATAGTGTAATCAGTCCCGGCAGTTACTGAAAAAGATGTTCCCGTGCGAAAACCTCCAGCGCCACCACCGCCACCCGCACGAAACCCACCGCCAGCACCACCAGCGACCACAAGGTAGTCCACAGAAGTCACGCCAGTAGGTGCAACCCACTTGCCAGAACCTTTGAATGTGAATACGGATTGAACAGGTGCGGTGTATTTGAGGATGACGATGCCAGAGCCGCCTGCGCCGCCAGTAAAAAACGTGTTAGCAGGATTTTCTGCACCACCACCACCACCGCCGCCAGTATTAGTGGTTCCTGCGTTTCCATTTGCACCAACAACAGCACTACCGCCACCACCAGCACCGCCAGAGCCAGCCGTGCCGCCTGTTACATAAACGCTGCCACCACCACCGCCCGCATAAGTAACTGATGAACCAGAAATAGACGATGCTGTGCCAGCACCACCATTTCCGCCAGTTGTTGATGTTCCATTTGCGCCAACAGCAGACGCACCGCCACCGCCACCAGCACCGTAATTAGGAGCAGACGTTGATGCTGTGCCGCCATTTGACCCCTGTGATGGGCTTACGCTAGGCGTATTGCCAGTTCCCGCAGCAGCAGAATTGTTACCACAAGTTCCACCACCAGAACCTCCATTGCCAGCCTGTTGCGTTACGTTAGAACCACCTCCGCCGCCTCCGGTTGATGTGATAGTTGAAAACACAGAATTGCTGCCATTTCCACCAACTACGCCCGTTGCTCCAGATGTACCACCACCTCCAACTGTCACGGTGTAATCGGTTCCAGCAGTTACAGATAAACCTGTTCCTGTTCTAAACCCACCAGCGCCACCTCCACCTCCAATGCGACCGCCACCGCCAGCACCCCCAGCAACCACCAAATACTCCACCTCGGTTACACCAGTAGGGCAAGTCCATGTGGATGTGGCAGTAAAGGTTTGGACAACACTATAACTAACTTGAGGCCAAGTTCCAGCCTTTTTATATTGCAATGCCTCTTGTAGCGTCCATACGCCTTTAGCAGATAATGTTGTAACCGTTGGTGCTGTGGCAGAAATTATCCCACCGGGATAGCGGCTCATTAGGAAATCTCCTCGTATGAGCAGACCACTTTCAAATCATTAGCTGCGCTTGCAGTTGCGCCAATTGACTTATCTTCTTCAAGATAGATTCCAGAGGCTTTGTCAATCACAATCAACGATGCGTCTGCTGGAACAACAACAGTTGAGCAAATCTGCGTGGCTGTACCACCTAATGCCGCAGCAGAGTAGAGGCTAATTGTAATCTCAGCGTTTGCTGTGCCATCTACGTTGCTAACAATCAGCGAGTTGATCTTAAAAACCTTGCCGCTAGAAGCTGCGTTGCTGACAACCGAGGTTGCGCTGGTTGAAGTTAAATCAACCACGGCAGTCTTACCCGTGATTGTTGCTACGTTTACTATATTAGGTGCTGCCATTTTATCCTCCGAAGACTATCGCCATTGCGATTGCTTTACCAGTTGTGATACCACCACTGGATGTTGCAAAAGAAAGTGTTCCTGATCCATTAGTTTGTAATACTTGCCCAGTAGTGCCGTCTGTCGTTGGCAACGTAAATGTATTAACAAACGATGTTAGATTGCTGTCGTATGCTTGTACATCTGTTCCAATGGTAAGGCCAAGAGAAGTCTTTAGTGTTGCTCCAGACTCAACAACAAAGTTAGTACCATTACCGATTATAACACCATTGTCCGTTGGTGTCAAGCCAGCAATATCGGCAAGTTGGGCATCATAGGCTTGAACGTCTGTACCGATAGTCAAGCCAAGAGAAGTCTTTAATGTAGCCCCAGACTCTACAACAAAGTTGGTTCCGTTGCCAATAATGACCCCGTTATCTGTAGGGGTAAGGCCAGCAACATCAGCTAATTGTGCATCATAAGCCTGTACAGAAACACCAATTGCCGCAGACTTCAGGATTGTAGCATCAGCAGGCTCAAAACTAGATGCTGTGTATGTGCTGTCTTTAATCAGCTTGCCGGTTGTGCCATCAAAAGCAACAAGGCGATTATTGACTGCGGATGCTGGGCCAACTACGTCACCAGCGCCAGAACCAGAGGCACCCTTTTCAGCTAGTGTATCCCAATAGGTTGTATTAGTAGGTAGATTGCCAGTAGAGGCTAACTTACAGATGTAAGAAGAACCGTTATAACTGACAGCGTCATCGACTACATAGGAAGTACCGCCAGCGTAAGCACCTAACCAGTTAAGTCCCTCTGGTCCTTGTGCGCCAGTGGCCCCAGTAGATCCAGTAGCGCCTGTAGCCCCTGTAGGTAGACCAAAGGTCATTGTAGTCGTACCAGAGTTGTACGATACAGTTGCTGAAGAGCCTGCAGAAAGGGTTGTAGCAGCTACTACAAGGTTTTGTTGGAAGTCTATAGTGTTGGCCTCAGCCAACTCAGCAGCCGCTTGTGCGGCCTCTGCTGCAGTCTGAGCAGCCTCTGCAGCAGCTTGGGCTGTTTCGGCGTTAGTTTCAGCAGTTTCAGCATTAGTCTCTGCTGTTTCTGCGTTAGTTTCTGCTGTTTGAGCAGCACTGCTTGCCGCAGACGCTGCAGCAGCACTGGTTGCAGCTTGGTTAGCATAAGTCTGTGCTAACTGTGCGGTATTAGCCGCATCTGCTGTTGCGTCTCCTGAACCGCCTGGACCACGATAGATAGCCATACTTAGGGTTCCTTATACAGTGGAATAAAACCACCAGCATCTGTAGAGAATACTTTTAGAGCCTGTGTTGTTAACGCCTGCACCGGCACATAGTCAAGCCAAGCTGCCTGTGCGGTTGTAGGTGTAATTACCTTAGAAGCAATAGCACTGCCGATGTCATAACTATTTAACGAAGTTGGTTGTGCGGTGGTAATTGTAACAGGAATATAATCAAGCCAAGCAATCTGAGCAGTTGTTGGCGTAATTGTAGCCACTGTCATCTGACTTAGTTGTGAAGTTGTTAATACTGATGGGAAGGTGTGAGGTATCATTTATTTCCTCTTAATTTTTCTATAGCAACCTCAGCGAAGATGCTATAGAAAAGCCTCCGAAGAGGCAAAACCGTAAGGTTTAGAACGCTGGGCGAACTACAATAAACTTCAGAGTAGTAGAAGCAAGATCAACTGCGCCAGCAGAGTTGTTTAGAACAGTCAGGGTTACTGTGTTAGCAGCAGTAACTGCGCCACCGATAACGGTGTCTACAGTGTCTACGCCAGCAGAGATACCCATAACGATGTCACCAAGAGCAACACCAGGAACGGTTACTTCAGCAGATGCAAACGTACCAGAGCCGGTAGCAGCATTGCCAAAGTCAACAGTCTCAGAAACTGCCCACATCTCAGAGAACAAGCCCTGAAACTGGGAACGACCACGATTGACAGCCATAATAATCTCCTTAAGTGGTTAGAAGGGGGCAAGCCTTGTGAGCCAACCCCCGATTGTTATTCCTGATTAGGCAGGAACAGCAAGAGCCACAGCAGAGGTATCACGCAACTCGCCAACACCGTAGAGCGTGTCAGCAGTCAACAGGGTACCGAGGTACTCTTGTTTGTACTGAGTCTGAACACGAACGCCAAGCTGGTCAACCAGAACAAATGCCTCTGGGTGTGCCAACAGAGCGATACGGGTGGTCGTTGTCGTTGCCGTATCAGCGTTGGTCGTTACAAAGACCTTAACGCCATATACGTCACCAATCTGACCGTTGCGGATGGTAGCGCCATCACCAACGAAAGCCTGCTCAGTAAAGCGAGCAAGACCCATCATGGTGTTACGGGTCGAAGGAGGAACAATCAAGAAACGTCCATCCATCGGAACATCTGCATCATCCAAACGCTGGATTGCACGGCGAAGGCCAGCATCCGTCAAAGCCGTACCTACGTTGGTGCCGTCAACATAGAATGTTGCGCCATCACCAGCAAGATATGCTTTGTTGTAAGCTGCTGTGCCAGAACCAGCCTGAGCACCACGACCAAGTTCGATCAGCGAAGTATCGATACGGGTAGCAAGAGCGTAACCAGCGTCATCCGTGTAGAAACGGCGCAGTGAGGACAAAGCCTGAACTTCAGCAAAGTCTTCGATCAAACGGCTGTACTCATAGTGCTGGTTAATCGTGACAGTCTTCTCAGTGCCACTCTCAGCAATCAGAGTAACCTGCGAAGAAGCAGTCTTAACAGCAGCAGAGCCACGAGCGGGTGACGGGAAGTGCATAACATCGCCCTTCTTACCCTTCATGGACATCTTCTTGAACAGGTTTGCAGCTACGAGGTTCTTCTTGTAAGCAGCAATGATTTCATCAGACCATACCTCAGGAATAAAACCTGCGGTGTTGACTGTCGATTGTACTACGTTATTGGTACCTAAAGGCATGATAAATTTCCTTTGTTAAAGTTGTTAAGTTATCGGACTCTGCCCTCTCGGTAAGCAGCCATGATTTCATTTTGCATCATGTCATACTTGTCAGGGTCCGTTTGCATGAGTTTAATAATGTCTGCACGACGGTAAATCTTCTTAGAAGGTGCTTCATCACTGCCCGAAGACACTGTGGTAGTGGCTGCTTTTACGGCTTGGCTACGGACCTCTTTCTCTGCTGATACTGTCTGCTGTGCTGCCTGCTTACGCTCTTTCCAGATAGACAACAACTCATCACCAGCATCATAGTCAAAAGAACGGTCCGCACGAACAAACAACTCTGCCCTCACTTTGGAGGCTGCAACCCAATTCTGGAATGCAGGATCGGCAACAACTTCTTGAAAGTCAGGATGTCGTGCTTTTAGTTCGTTAAACGCCTTTGCCGCTGCCATCTCAGAGGAGAGTTTTTCAGCCTCTCTAATCTTTGGATGGTTTTCAATCGCCTTCTCTACCGCACGTTTAGGATCAGCGAAGAAATCAACTTCTTCGTCAGGTTCCGCTTGCAGTTGCTGTTTTGCTGTAGTTTGGGTCTTGATGAAGTCATCCACAACACGCCGTAACTCACCAACTTCACTGCCTTGTCTGCCAATTAACTTCTCGGCTTCCATGTGCATCTGAGCAATTTCTTTGGCGCTTTTGCCCCGATACTTTTCGGGAACGTCATCTTCAACTTGCTCTTGAACAACCGGCTCTTCTGCTTTCGCTTCTGGTTCGGCTGTGCTAATGTCAGTCATTACTTCGTTAGGATCTACTTCTTCAACGCCTTCTTCAATAAAACTAGCCATCTATTGTCTCCCGTGCCTCAACAGCATTAAGAAAGAACACTTATTACGTTTGAGGGGGTTCTCTTATCCCTC